GGATACGAGGGATACAATGCTTTACCGTATCCCCTTAGGGATACAATGCTTTACCGTATCCCCTTAGGGATACAATGCTTTACCGTATCCCCTTAGGGATACAACCCGTATCCCCTTAGGGATACAACTGCTTTACCGTATCCCCTTAGGGATACAACCCGTATACCCTTCATTGGGTATACAACCCGTATCCTTCCAGGATACAACCCGTATCCTTCCAGGATACAACCCGAAACCTTCCTTCAACGGGAGGTGAGGATGCTTTTTTCTTTCTATCCCTTTGCCGGGGGATAGCTCTCTTGGTCTGTGGGAGATACCAGCTTGTCGTAGGGATCTGCTTCAGTCAAGAGAGACTGCTTCTTCGCTTTCAGAGAGTCTTTGATCTCGAAGGAAACGAACCGTCTTCTCACTTCCGGAAGGCATTGAAAATAGAATGGGATGGCGTAGTCCAGCTCGTTGCAGATGATGATCCTTCCGGTTCCAGAGGGTATCTGCACGGCTTGATAAAGGATCCTTATCGATCCTTGATCCTCTGCTCCCAGGATGGAAAGAATAGCCTCCCTACTCAGATTTGAGAGCTTGTCACAGTCGTCTAAGATGATAAATTCGTGGACACCGTTTTCGAATTTTGCAAGGTCGTTGAGATCTCTGGCATACAGATATCTTTTATCTTCATTATCTAGGTAAGTCTGAACAAACTGGGTTTTCCCTGTGTTTGGTCGGCCGAAGATGATGATGGTCTTTTCGTATTGGTTTTCTTTCTGTTGCTTTAAGAAGTCTTCCAAGGCCTGCGGGACTGTGAAGTCGTTGGCTTTGTACTTCGGTTTTATTCGTTTTGTTTTCTGATACAAGTCTCTGAAGGTTCTTTCCAATCTGACATGACTTCTTAGAAATTCTCTGGGAAAGTGCTTTTCCATCAACATCATGGCATCTTCGATTTGTCCTTCTCTTGCTAATCGAATGGCAGAGACATTGACGTCTTCTTCGAATCCTTTTATCTTTGATATTCGACTTTCAATTCCCTTGCTCATCACGACAAGGTGATTGTCTTTCTGTAGATCAATGTGCTTCAGAACGTACTGTATGATGGCATTTTGATCTTTGGCTCCTTGATAGTTCCCTTTGGCGATCTGTCCTTTTTCATTCGTCAGGTGTAGGAAGTCTTGATTCTTTATGTCGCATCTTCTAGTCAATGCTATGTAACAGTGGAGATGTGTTCCTGGTTTTTCTTCAACCTCGTGATCCGTTTGGATCTCAACCTTATGTTTTTCTTGTACTATGACATGATCGTCGATTCCCCACTTTCCTAGCTTGATTGCTAACTGTTGGTAACATTCTTCGGGTGTTATGTCTGTTTGGGAATAGGTCAGGAATAGGTTCTTTCGATTCAACCTAAATCGTTTTTTTGTCTCTTCCTTATCTATATTAGTGAAATTACCGGCGGATTTGTGATTTCTTAGCTTCATTTCTTTTCATTTAATTTTGTTGTCATCTATTTCCTTACTTTCAATCTGTTCCATCTCTAATAAACGTGTGTATAGGGCCGATTTAAGATTCCCTTTCGGCCCGTTTTTGTATGGTTTGTTGCGGACGTACATTCGTGTGTTGCTTTACCGTATCCCCTTAGGGATACAACCCGTATACCCTTCATTGGGTATACAACCCGTATCCTTCCAGGATACAACCCGTATCCCCTTAGGGATACAACTGCTTTACCGTATCCCCTTAGGGATACAACCCGTATACCCTTCATTGGGTATACAACCCGTATCCTTCCAGGATACAACCCGAAACCTTCCTTCAACGGGAGGTGAGGATGCTTTTTTCTTTCTATCCCTTTGCCGGGGGATAGCTCTCTTGGTCTGTGGGAGATACCAGCTTGTCGTAGGGATCTGCTTCAGTCAAGAGAGACTGCTTCTTCGCTTTCAGAGAGTCTTTGATCTCGAAGGAAACGAACCGTCTTCTCACTTCCGGAAGGCATTGAAAATAGAATGGGATGGCGTAGTCCAGCTCGTTGCAGATGATGATCCTTCCGGTTCCAGAGGGTATCTGCACGGCTTGATAAAGGATCCTTATCGATCCTTGATCCTCTGCTCCCAGGATGGAAAGAATAGCCTCCCTACTCAGATTTGAGAGCTTGTCACAGTCGTCTAAGATGATAAATTCGTGGACACTGTTTTCGAATTTTGCAAGGTCGTTGAGATCTCTGGCATACAGATATCTTTTATCTTCATTATCTAGGTAAGTTTGAACAAACTGGGTTTTCCCTGTGTTTGGTCGGCCGAAGATGATGATGGTCTTTCCGTATTGGTTTTCTTTCTGTTCGTTTAAGAAGTCATCCAAGGCCTGCGGGACTGTGAAGTCGTTGGCTTTGTACTTCGGTTTTATTTGTTTTGTTTTCTGATACATGTCTCTGAAGGATCTTTCTATGCTCATGTGTGATCTGGCATAAGACTTTGGCCTGTATCTTTCAATCAGGCCCATAGCATCCTCGATTCTTCCTTCTTTCGCCAGTCGGATAGTGGCCACGTCGATGTCCTCCATTCCTTTCTTCTTGGATAAGCGTGATGCTAAATCCTTCGATATGACGAAATCATTTTCATTCACCATAGTATCTTTAGACAAATATCTCAGAAGACCTTCTGGGTTTTTGGCTGATTGATAGTTTCCGTGAATCTTCTTTTCTCTGCCGTCGATTTCGGTTTCAATTAAATCGAGGTAGTCTTGTCTCGTGATATTGCACTTGCGGTCCAGTTCTATAAAAGCGTGTATATGGTTTCCGTCTTTTTCATGTTTTTCTCGAACAATAAAATAAGAGTCGATCACCCATGTGTCTAGTATCTTTTCCAACTGTTTTAACGTTTCTGCTGCCGATACCCCTGTCTGTGGATAGGTCAGAAACAACTTCTTTGCATTCACTCTGAATTTAGTTTTTGTTTGTTTGTTTTTCGTTGTCTTATTCTTCATTTTTCTTCAATCTGTATTTCATTCAGTCTATCGGTCCATAACCAATATTATCTTGTGTAACCTCTAATTCAGCAACGGAGTTGTCGTCTAGTCGTCATCTTTATTCTTATTACTAATATTCTTATATTTCTTTCCTTTCTTTATTTTCTTACACGTAGGATAGATGAGTAATGTTACAAATCTAGCCTTCAGGACATCGTAGAGAGCGCCATGGAATTCTGTGGAATGGGTGTGTATCTACCTGAACTGAAGGCCGAGGAGGTGAATGAAAGCTTAGCTTGAGGTACGAAGACCGAAAGTAAGCGTATGAACACCTGGTCTCCCAGACCCGACGAGTCCTACGTGGTTTTTATGCTTATCCGTATCCCCTTTCCCGTATCCCCTTAGGGATACGAGGGATACAATGCTTTACCGTATCCCCTTAGGGATACAATGCTTTACCGTATCCCCTTAGGGATACAATGCTTTACCGTATCCCC